TTCCGCGATAATTCTGATCCCAAGCGGCGCGATCAAACCTACGCCTATGCCGATCCGCGCAAGCCGCGGGTGCTGTGGGCGTTCTATTCGTCGGACACCTCGACCGACTATGATCGGGTGATCGCGTTCGATTGGTCACTCAACAAGTGGAGCTATGGCCGGCCAACGGCGCAACAATGGGGCACACTCGCAGCGCAAGGCGTGGACCTCGATACCGACATCCCCGGCGATCCAATTGATCACCCGCTCGACAGCGCGGCGCCGTCGCTCGACAGCACGGCTTATTTTGGTGGCCGGCCGGTGGTTGCGGCGATCGACATCAACGGCATTTTGTGTTTTCAGGACGGTTCGCCGCTGGCCGCCACCATCGACACCGCCGAGAGCCATCTGTCGCCCGGCATGCGCTCGTTCGTGAGTGCGGCCTACCCGTTGATCGATGCGGCCGGCGATGCTCTGACGGTGGCGGTGGGTGAGCGCGAGCGGCTGCAAGACCCGCAATCCTACGGCGCTCCGCAGCCGGTCGGCAGCACCGGCTCGGCGCCGGTGTACTCGTCATCGCGATTGCATCGCTTCCGGGTGTTCGTGCCCGAGGCGGTGCAGTGGACCCACGCGCAGGGCGTACAGGTGGAGGCCCAGCCTGACGGCGAGGGATACTGATGTCGGATTGGTGGTCGTCCCCCAGACAGCCACCGGGCGCCATACCGTTTCGCAGCAAGTTCGACGCCGCCCGCGATCCGCTCACGGCGCGCAACGCCATCGGCGCGGTGGATGCTCAATTCGTGCTGGATGCCATTGCGGCCGCGGGAGGAGGTGGTGGTGGCGGTGCGCCGCTCAATGCCCAGTACGTCACCGCGGCCGCTGACGCCACGCTGACTGCCGAGCGGGTGCTCACCAACACCGCAACGGTAACGTGGGATTTTACTACGGCGGGACAGGCCAAGGCGACCGCAGTGGGCGGCGGCGGCGGCTCGTTTCAGCCGCTCGACGACGACCTGACCACGATCTCGGGGCTGACCGGGGCCAATACGATCTACTACCGCTCCGGTCCTGGTGCCTGGACCCCGGTGGTGGTTGGCACCGGGTTGACGTTCACCGGCGGTACTCTCACCGCAACCGGCGGTGCCGGCACCGTCAAGTACACGGCATCGACCACGGCACCAGTGGCGCCCAACGCTGGTGATCTTTGGTACGATCTGACGACCGGCGTGCTGTCAGTTTTCGTGAATGACGGGAACAGCTCGGCCTGGGTGCAGATATCGCCGCCCGGTGGCGGCACGCAGGGTGCGGCCCCGGTTGGCTCGATGAGCATGTTTGCTGGCGCCGTGGCGCCAGCCGGCTGGCTCCTGTGCAACGGCCAGGCGGTGAGCCGCACGACCTTTGCGGCGCTGTTTGCGGTGTGCGGCACGGCCTACGGTGCGGGCAACGGCTCAACCACGTTCAATGTGCCAAATCTGGTGGATCGCTTTCCGCTCGGAGTTGGTGCCGCCGCCATGGGCGCCATTGGCGGCAGCAGTCAGTTGCAGCAGCATAACCACGGTGTCACTGATCCGACCCACGTTCACACCGTCTTAGACCCTGGTCACTTTCACAGTTACTACTACCCGTTTGATCAAGCTATCGGTGGTGCTGGTGAGCAGACCGCTGCTATTGGCGGCAACATCACCAACACCGATCAGCGTACGACCGGCGTTTATCTGCAATACGCCGCCACCGGCATCACCATTCAGAACGCTGGCACTGGCAACGCACAGAACATGCCGCCGTATCAGGTGGTGAACTACATCATTTTTGCGGGGGCATGATGTGGCGATAGATTTTCCCGCCAGCCCCACGATCGGTCAAACCTATCTCTACAATGGAGTGACCTACACCTATTCGTCGCAGGGCGTGTGGCTGGCGACATCTGGCGTTGGCCCGCAGGGGCCGGTCGGCCCGCAAGGCCCCACGGGGGCAACGGGACCGACAGGGCCGACCGGCAGCACCGGCGCGCAGGGACCGCAGGGCAATCCCGGCCCCACCGGATCAACGGGTGCCACCGGCGCCACCGGCCCCCCCGGCCCGGGCACTATATCGGCCGAATACATCACGGCATCGGCTGATGCCACGCTAACCAATGAACGGGTGCTGACCAACACGGCGACAGTAACGTGGGATTTTGCCACGGCCGGACAGGCTAAGGCCACCGCTGCGCTTGCTTCGGGCGGCAGCTTGCTGGCGCAGAAGGTGTTCACTGCCAGCGGCACCTACACCCCGACCGCCGGCATGACGCGATGCGTCATCGAATGCGTGGGCGGCGGCAGTGGTGGCAATGGACTGGCAGGGACCGCGGGCGTGCTGATGGCGTCAGGGGGCGGCGGCTCGGGCGGCTATTCGCGCAAGTATGCAACTGCTGCCGACATCGGCGCCTCCAAGCCGGTCACGATTGGTGCTGGTGGTGCAGGCGGCCCTCCTTCACAGAACGTAGGCAGTGCGGGTGGCGACACCAGTGTGGGCACGCTGTGTATCGCCAAGGGCGCGACCCCGGCGGCGGCCGGCCAATGGCACCAGGGAGGGTTCGGCGGCGTCCCTGGCACCGGCGATGTTGTCGCGGCTGGCAATCCCGGGCAGGGGGGGCTGTATATGCTGACCTCTAGCAGCTCAAATGCCTTCGGCGGCGCCGGCGCCGGCAGTTATTTCGGCGGCGGCGCGCCCGCAACTCCTTGGACTGCGGGGCTTGTTGCGGCTGGCGTTGCGGGCAATTACGGCGCTGGCGGTGCTGGCCCAACTATACTCAACAACGGCGCCGCAATTGGCGGCAGCGTAGGCTCTGCCGGCATCGTCATCATCACGGAATATGCCTGATGTTTTACGTCAAGGTTACCGGCGACCTCGTCACCGATCGCACCGTGTTCAATGAGCCGATGCCGGTCGGCTGGCCGGACTATGCGTCGTGGCACCAGAACGACGAGGCGCAGATCGGCTGGAGCTATGACGGCGAATTCCACCCGCCGGCGGCGCCGCGCATTTTCAACGACGCCCCGATCATGGGTGGCACTATTCGTGAACTCATCACAGGGGGAGCCTGACATGGCGGCAGTCGACCAAATCGCCACGGCGCGCAGCGAGGAGTTTTCCGCGCGGGTTTTGTTTCTCGCCACGCTGACGGCACAGAACGTTGCCGCCGAAGATGTTGCAACTCCCGACCATGAAGTGCGCGTGCATTATTCTGGCCGGGTTATCCGCGGCACCGACAATCCCAAAATGATCGCCACGCATGTCATTGCGAGCAATCCCACCATCCAGGCAACCATTGCTGACGATCCTGCGGCGCTCGGCAGCAACGTGTCGGACAGTGATATCGAATTCGCGTTGGCTTCGATCTGGACCGCGCGCGCATATGCCTTCGAAGGCGTCGCAGGCTAAAGGATTAGAACATGCCCGGTGAAAACATCTACGATTGGTCAACGACGGCGGCCAACAACGACACCGCCGACGCGCTGATAAATTGGCGAGAAGGGATGGCACGCGCCGCCGTGAACGACAGTGCCAGAAGTTTGATGGCGGCGGTGGCTAAGAACCGCGATCTGGTGAGCGGCTCGATCACCACTGGCGGCACCGTCAACGCGCAGACATTCGTGTCGGGTTATAACTTCGCCAGCATTCCGACCATCCCCGCCGGCATCCGCGTCGTTCTCAAGATCGGCGCCGGCCTGACCAACACCGGCGCCACCTCGCTCAACATGGACAATCTCGGCGCCATTCCGATCAAGAGCGAAACCGGCAACGACCTCGTCGCCAGCATGCTTGTGGGCGGCGGCTATGCTGAATTTCGCTATGACGGCACCAATTGGATACTGCTCGGGTTTTCCGGCACGCTGCCGGCGACCACCATCAATGGCGATCTGACTGTCAACGGCAACGAAACTGTCAGCGGCACGCTCGGTGTTACCGGCAAGGTGACCGCCAGCGGCGGCCTGGCCGTTACCGGCAACGAAACTGTCAGCGGTACGCTCGGCGTTGCCGGCGCGGTGACGGCTGCGGGGCTTACTTCCACCGGCGATGCAACCATTGCCGGCAACGAATTTATTCGTGGGGCGGTGCGGTTGGACAATGCAGCCGGCGGCACGCCGCCATCCGGCTACAACGGGGCATTTAACATCACCGCGCGCGGTGACGGCCTGCAATATGGCATTGTCATGCGGCTAATGCTCGATAACGGCTACGACATGGTGTTCACCAATTCTGTCGATACCGTTATCGGCGGCATCTATAACAACAGCGGGTCGACCACCTCATTCATCGAAACATCTGATGGTGACCTGAAGACCGATATTGAGGATTTGCCGGCGCCGGGCAGCATCATCGACCGGCTGCGGCCGATCAAATTCAAGTGGCGCAAGCATCCCGAGGAAGGGGAGCGATCCGGGTTTATCGCACAGGATGTTTATCCGTTGGTGCCGCAGGCTGTGGTGCCGGCGAACGAGGGCATACCCTGGATGATGGATCATTCCAAGTTGGTGCCGATCTTGGTGGCGGAACTGAAATCCTTGCGCGCGCGTGTCGCTGAGTTGGAGGCGCGGTGAGATTAGTCGCTGTCGGGTTAACCGATAAGGATATTGCTGACACGGTTCAGCATTGGTTGCCGTTCCTGCCGATGATCGCACGCCGATCGAAAGAAACGGTGCGTGCGCTGTACGATCAGGTTGTCAACAAACAGATACGGCTCGCTCTGGTGTGGGACGACGACATCAATCGCGCCGTCGCGCTGGTTGGCGTGCGAACGCATATGCGCGGCGACGACATGATCGGCGAGTGGCTGTGGATGGCCGGCTTCGGCCGCAAGCAGTGGGAGCACCTGCTGCCCGAGCTTGAGGACATGCTTCGCAAAGCAGGATGTACCGAGTGCCGGCCGCTGTGCCGCCCAGGCTGGGCGCGGGCCGTGCTGCAGAAACACGGCTACAAGATCACGCATATTCAGATGGAAAAATCACTGAGGTAATCCCATGGGCGGCTCATCTAGTCAGGCGCCGACGCAGACATCACAAGCGACCGCCGATCCTTGGTCGGGGGTGCAGCCGGCGCTATCAACGCTCTACAGCAACACGCTGGGGCAGTTCACCAATGATGTTGGCTATCACCCCTACGGCGGCAATCTGCAGGCGCCGCTCAATAGCGCGCTCAATACCGGACTGGCCTCGGAATACAATCTCGGCATTGCCAATCAGTACGGCACACCCGGTGTTAATGACGCGCGCGCGCTCGGCGACAGCCTGCTGAAATCCGGTGGCCTTAACGCCGGTCAGCAGGGCGTGGCCGCCAATTACGGTCAGGTGTTTGCCCAAAATGCCGGCGAGCAAAATCCCTATTTGCTGGACACGATCGCGGCTCAGAACCGGAAAATTGCCGACAAGGTGAATTCCAGCATGAGTGGCGCCGGCCGCTACGGCTCGGGCGCCCACACCGATGTGCTCGGTCGATCGCTGGCGGAAGCCGCTGACCCGATCCTGGCGCAAGACTATGCCCAGCGGCAGCAAACGTCACTGGCGGCGCTGCAAGGGCAGGGCAACATCTATAACCAAGGGCAGGACACTGCCGGCAAGTGGGCGCAAATCATGCCCGCCTTGGACGAGGCGCAATATGCGCCCGCCTATCACATGCAAAACTACGGCAAGTTTTTTCAGGATCGGGCGCAGCAGGATGTTGCTAACCAAGTTGCAACATGGAACGCGCAAGAGGCGCGAACGTGGGAGCAGGCGGCTCGACTCGCGAACATTCTGTCAGGTGCTGGCGGTTTGGGAGGAACGAAAGTTACCACCCAGAACGCCTACCAGCCGACGACACTGCAGAAGATTGGCGGCGGTGCTATTGCGGGTGCTGGGCTGGGCTCGATGTTCGGGCCGGTGGGTGCCGGCGTCGGTGCTGCGGGCGGCGGATTGCTCGGATTATTATAGGAGTGATCCATGCCGCTTTACCGGGGCAGTTGGTACTCGCAAGCACCGGCCTTTGGCTGGTTCGATAAAGAGGACAGGCCGGGATCGAATGCGCTCGGCGTGCCGGATTGGCAGCAAGGCATTGCACTGCCGTCCCGCTCGACACTGGGGCAATGGTACAACGTGACGCCGCCGGGTGGCGGCATTCCCTATCCGTTGCAGCAGACTGACATTGGTCCGGCCAAGTGGACCGGACGCGGCGTTGATATCAGCGCCGCCGCCGGTCACCAAATGGGCTACACGCCGCAGAATTTTCCCACTGATGCAGAGTGGAAGATTGAACCGCGCGATGAGCCGCGGGGCTTAGGGTCACCGGCTGGGATGCCGGTGCAGGCCGGCGATTTGCCCGACAATTCCCCCGACACTGCTTATGCGGGCGGACCATCACCAAACAGGGGCCGCAAAATGCCGACGAGCCTGATGGACATGTTTCAGCCGACCGACGCCGGCGGCGAGCCGGTCGATTTCGGCAAGGCACTGGCCAGCCGCAGCAACAGCCTGATCGGGCTTGGGCTCGGGCTGATGCGCGGCCCGGGTTGGGGGCAAGCCTTGGAAGGCTACCAAACCGGCTCCAGCCAGGACGCAGCACAAAACTACCGGCAGCAGCAACTGGCACATCAGAAGCTGCAAGAAGCCCGGCAGGCGCGGCAGGATGCTTTGCAGGCATCGCAGTGGAAGCAACAATTTGCCGAAAACCAAATGACCGAGGCGGAAAAGCTGGCGCGTGCCTCTGGAATTGCACCCGGAACACCGGAGCACACCGCCTTTATCCAGAAGGCAATCCAATCGAAGACCGAGGGCGATTGGAAGGTGGTGGAAATACCGCACCCGGATTTTCCCGACCAGAAAATTCCGGTTTGGGCCAATGCGCGCACGCGCGAATATGCTCCATTCGGGCAAGGCGTGCCGCCCAGCACCGGCGTGGCCGCCAATCCCGATGTCTTCACCAGAGGCACGGCACCGGTCTATGGCCAAGGCGGTGCCGGCGATTATGCCGCCAGCGGTGCGGCTGCACTGCCGCCGTCTGGCAGTGGCATTCCAACGCCGGCGCCTGCCGCCGCTCCGGGCCGAGCCTTCCCGCCACCCTCCCCCGGCATGAATACAAAAACCTACGCCGAGGAGCAGACCAAGCTGGCTGTCAAGCAGCAGGCGGCGCAAGCCGACAAGGCCAAGCGTGCCCAGATGATCGATCCGGTGGGTCAAGACATCGAGCGCGCCATTAATGCGGTCATTGCCAATCCTGGCCGCACCACCGGCTGGGGCGGCGCCATCATGCAGCATGTGCCGGAAAGCAAGGCCGGCGACGTGGCGGGGTTGGTTGCCACCATCAAGGGCGCCTCCTCGCTGGAGGCGATGAAGGAATTGCGGGCGAATTCGCCCACCGGCTCGACCGGTCTGGGCGCTGTCACCAAGGATGAGCACAAGCGGTTAGAGGACGCCATCGGCGAATTGGATCAGTCGCGCAGCAAGGAGCAGTTTCTTGCCAACCTCGACCGGGTGCGGCGCATACGGATGGAATTAATCCACGGCCCCGGTGCCGGCGGCGAGCCGCGCTATCTGCCGCCCGCCGAGCAGCGCGCGCCATCGGCGCGGCAGACCGGCGGTGGCGGAACAGGACCAAATGCCGATGCTGTTCGGTTTCTCAAGAACAACCCGCAACGGCGCGACGAATTCGATGCCAAGTACGGTGAAGGTGCCGCCATGCGGTATTTAACTGGGAAATAGCCGATGGCGAACGTTTTTGACCAGTTTGATCCGCCGGCTGGCGCCGCCCCAAAAGGCGGCAATATTTTTGACCAATTCGACCCGCCGGACGAGCCTGGCGTGGCGGAAGATGTGGCCAAATCCGCCGCCATCGGCCTGCCCAAAGGCGTGATGAAACTCGCCGGCACGCCTGGCGATATCCGCGACATGATGGCGAGCGGCGCTAGCGGCCTAGCCAGCCAATTCGGCTACGACGTGTCCCCGGAGACAATCTCCAAGTACGCGCGGCGGGTGCCGATCCCTCTATTGCAGGGGCCGACATCGAAGGAAATCCGCGGCACCGTCGAGAAGGCAACCGGGCCGTTGTACGAGCCCAAGACTGTTCCCGGCGAATATGCCCAGACCGTCACCGAAATGGTCCCCGCGGCGCTGGCCGGCCCGGGCGGCTGGGCGCGCCGCATCATACAGGGTGCCGTCACCCCCGGGATCGGCAGCGAAACACTGGGCCAGATCACTAAGGATAGCTCGATCGAGCCGTACGCCCGGATGGTCGGTGCGGTCGGGCCGCAACTTGCCGCGCAGGGCGCGCGCGGCCTGCTGGTGTCACCGCGGGGCGGGGCGGTGAAGTCGGCCGATGCGGCGTTGCTTGAGCGTGAGGGGGTGCGCGATATTTCTGCCGGGCAGAAAACCGGCAGCACGCCGCTGCAGTATCTGGAGCAAAGCCTTGGCGATGTGACCGGCGCCGGCACCCGCATGACCGAGCGCGGCAAGGAGCAATTCACCAAGGCGGTATTGAAACGGGCCGGCATCGACGCCGAGCGTGCCACGCCCGAGGTGATGGACGACGCCTTTAAGCGCATCGGTAATCAGTTCGATCGGCTGGCGGCCAACAACACTCTACATCCCGACCAGGCCATGGGGCCGCAAATCCGCCAGGCGGTGGATCATTACAATGGCAATGTGTCGCCGCCTATGCGCGCGCCGGTCATCCAGAATTTTCAGGAAGAGATTGCGCAGGCGCTGGGGGGCAACAATGGTGTCATCCCTGGGCCTGCCTATGCTTCGCTGCGCTCACGCATGGAGGCTGCAGCCCGCAGCGCCCCGCCCGAGGTGGCTGACACGCTGCGCGGGATTAAAAACGCCCTTGATCACGCCATGGAGCGACACCTACAGCGCATTGGCTCGTCCGATCTGGGGGCGTGGCAGCAGGTACGTCGCGAATATCGCAATATTCTGCCGATCGAACGGGCGATCACGGGCGGTGGTGGTGCGGAGGGGTTGATCTCCCCGTCTGCATTGCGGGCGGCCATGGTGAACCAAAGCCGGCGCGGCTATGCCCGCGGCACCGGCGATCTGTCCCGGCTGGCCAAGGCCGGCGAGAACGTGATGAAGCCGCTGCCGCAATCCGGCACCGCGCCGCGTGCTTACATGATGTCGCTGCCGGCGAGTGTGGGCGCGATTGGCGGCGGCCTGATGACCGGCAATCCGCTGCTGTTGGGCGGTGGTCTGCTGGGGGCGCTTGGGCCACCAATCGGGGGGCGGGCGCTGATGTCGCGGCCGGTACAGAATTTCTTCGCCAATCCGCGGCCGTTCAACTACGCGCCGGTGATCAACACCATACCCGGCATGGCTGGGGGCGGTCGGCCGACCGGCCCAACGATCGTCGGCGAGGACGGCCCCGAGGTGTTTGTGCCCGATCGGCCTGGCACGATCGTGCCGGGGCCAAACGGGCCGATGCCGAGTCGGGAGGAAATCCAGCAATATCTCCGCTCGACGACGCAGGATTATCCCAAGTTCGGCCCCGGCGGCATTCCGGTCAATCCAGAGGCATTCGCGGGCGCGCTCCAGGGTTTCCCCGAGAGCAGCAACGTCGAGGATCGGCGCCCAGAGCGCGCTGCGGCCGAGGCCGAGGCGGCCAGGGCGGCGGCCGCCGCCAGAACAGGCCGCAGGGGCCGTCAGGAGGGCGCTGGCACGGCATTCGTGGAGGGCGGCTACGGTATCCCCTCCTTGTACAATATGCTCGACAGGGGCGCCCAGGACGCCTTTGAGAGTGCCGGCAAGCTCCAGCATTACGGCAACGAGTATTACGATCCGGCGCCGGT